AACATAGGTGACCTTGATGATAATCACTATGACTTTATTTTTAATATATTTGGTGTTACTACAAGTAAGTTTAGCTTTAGAATTAATAGAGCTATTGCTCAACCAAACAATACAAATGCTAACACAAGACCAGATCCCATTGAAGCCAGCGCCTTCTATCTTAACTGGACTGCAACAGGTCCAAAATAATTTGGTGACAAGTTGAAGTCAGAATATAGAAATAATAAGTCTGTTGCAAAAAATCCAACGATATCTATTGATGTTGATGATCCAAGACTGTCATGGGATAAAATAAAACAAACTCTTTCACGACAGGGATCAGAAATTGATATTGTTGGTCTTGATGGAAAGTCTTTAGCTCTTGGTGGATTAAATATAAACTCTAGACCAGTTGTTTCAGATGGCAATCCTAAAACTCCAAAGCCTACAAAAGATCCAGACGTACCAGGCAAAGGTATTCCACCACTAGGAGTAACAAATCTAGTTGGTGCTTGGGGACCTAATGGGGGAATAACATTAACCTTTGATTTTGATACCTCTAATTTAGCAAACATATTTATAGATAGATTTTTAATAAGAGTATATGACTCTGAAACAGAAGAATGGACAGACTTAAAAGCAGGTTTTGGTTACGCTGGTTCAACATTCTTAAACTATACATCACAATCACAAACATTATTTTTATCAGCAAAAGATATAGCTCAAAGTTTAGACATAAGCACAATTATATCAAACATTACTAAAGTTGCAGTTGCAACTGCTGACATACTAAATGTTGGTGAATATGTAGAAGCTAATATGCCAGCATTTGTTTCAGATTTGCCACAGCCAGAGTTTACCCTTTCTGCTGGTATTGACTATTATTTAGTTACTTTTGTTCCAGAAAATATAGCCTTAGCGGTAAGTAAAGGAAATTATTTAGGTGCAATTATTGAAGAAAAAATTACAACAGAATTAGTTAAAGCTAATGTAAGCCTAACAGCAGGATGGCAGCAAGCTGCACCAATAAGCAGTGGTACAAGTGTAGTTGTTTATACACCAGATGGTCTACATCGTTGGGTTAGAGTAAGATATATTAAAGAGTATGGTGAACCTTCAATCTATTCAGATATTAAAGATATCACACCTTTACCATTTATGCCAACAAATACAGATCCACCAACTCAGTTTACTGCTGCAAGTATTGCTTGGTCAGGAAATGATATATCTGTTTCGTTTACTCAACCATCAACTAATGCTGGAACCACTGTTAAAGTAAAACTTGTTCCTTATGTTAATGGTGTAGAAAGTACATCTTTATATGCACACTTTTATCATGTTATAGTTCCACCAGAAACATCATTTAAAATTCTTTCACTAGACATGTATGGGCAGTTTGGAACATACTACTCAAAGTTTAAAGCTTATGTTACATCAGTATCTGCACAGGGAATTGAAACAACAGGAGCAGTAATATCTGCGGGACCAGTAGAAAGACCCAACCCATTAGCAAACATATACCCAACATTAGGAACACCAAATGTAAATACACCGACAGGATTATTTAGAGTAACTCCATCTGCTAGTGGATACATTGTTGATTTTGATATGCCAGTAGGAGCTAGTAGACTAGAAGTATATGAAAAATCAACAGCTTGGACTGTTATTCCAACAAACGACGACAATGTTGTTTATTCTGGAGTTAGCCCTGCAAGTATTCCAACACCAGACAATAGCACAAGGTATGTCATTGTTCGTTACTATGACCAGTATGATAATTATTCTTATTACAGCATGCAAAAATCTGGACAAACTTCTGGTGTAGAGGTTACTCCAATTGATATTGGGTTAGAATCTCTTATTGAATTTCCAATTAAAATAGCAACTGATGGTTCTATTTTTTCTGGTGCTGGAGATCATACTGTTTATCCACAAGTATTTTTTAATAGGGATGGACTGTTTGCATACGATGCCGACGGTGACTGGACAACACAGATTATAAATAGTGCTGAATCAGAAGAGCCTACATTTTTTACTAAGAGAGCAGTAATTGGAAACTGGACCATATCTCCTAATGGACTTCAGAATACACTCTATGCTTCAGGAGCAGTCAAAGATTATACTGGAATGTCTGCCAACCAAACTTATGCTTTTTGGGCTGGAGCAGAATCATCTTTAAACTCTGATGGACTTGCTAAGTTTTCTGTCAAGCCAACTGGAGAGGTTGTTGCTAGTAAAATAACTATAAATGGCGACGGTACTGGTGGAGATTTAATTCGTGCAGGTGGTTCAAACTTTATAGTAACACAGGCAGGAGCACTAACTGCAACATCTGCAATCATAAAGGGTAGGTTTGAGGTTGATGGTCAATCATACTTTGATGCAAACGTAAACGTTAGAAACGGCTATTTAATTGCTGGTACAGGTGGTCCAAATGTAGGACCAAATGTACAGATAGGATCATTAGGACTGCAGGCAACTGATGCAACAAATGCAGCAACTACAAAAATATATTCATCTCCACAATCAGTAAATATTATAGATGCACTAGACACTAATAAGACACCAGTAGCAGTTCCTGGTATTACAATGTGGAGTAGTAAAGCTTTGTTTGGAGCAAATGAGTCCTCTGGATGGGTAATATCAGATGGTGTTATAAAGGCTAATTATATAAGAATTAGTTCATCAGATAAATCAATTATTCTTGCATCAGAAACATCAGGCTCAACTAAGGGTGTTGTGTTAAGGGCAACTGGAGACACTGGTTATGCTATTTCAGCAGGAAATATTGCAGATCCGTCAATTGCTCCATTTTCTGTAACAACAAAGGGTGATCTATTTGCACAGAATGCTACAATTATAGGAACAATAAAAGCTAAACTTGGAGGGTTTGGATATTATAATCCAACTACTGCTGAACTAGAAAATGGATGGCTTATATCTGGAAGCGATACAATAGCTTCAATAACAGCAACTGGACAAGCAAGAATTGCAATGGGAAATACTGGAAGAATCACAATGGGTAATTATGAAATATATTCAGATTCTTCTACAGGCTTTAGAATTTTTGATGGTACTGGAAATATTTTATCTGTTGATGATGTTGTTGGTACAACTGACCCAGGAAGATTATTGTTAGGACAAGCACCAGGATCTGGAGTTGTTGCTCGTCAAGTAGAAGTAGCAAAAGAAGCTCAAGTTTCTGGAAGCTATCAAAATGGTAGTACAGAAGATATGAGATCAGGTGGTTTAAGAAATATGTATACCATTACAGTAAATCAATTTGCAACTTATCCTAATGCTTTTCCAGCAGCAGCAAGTGGTGCTGTTTTGCTTGTTTATGATCCAACTAGTCCATAATAAAAGGGGGTGGTAAAAAATGCCTATGAAGCTCAGAAGAACAAATCCTGATACAGGTCAAGTTCAATGGAGAAATTTGGCATCCCTAAAACTTAAAAGAACAAATCCTAGTACAGGCATTCTTGAATGGAGAAATGTGCCAAGGGCATTTTTAAAAGTAGCAGGTTCATGGAAAGTTATTTTTGGTCTTGCAGGTCCAACAATAGACTTTCCTTTAGAGATAACTAGGAGCAGTGCAAGTTGGCCATCAACTCTTACAGGTAAAAACTATCACTGGAATGATGCAGATACACTTACATATAAGTTTCAGTCGTCATTGACTGATACAACTGATGATGGTGCTTGGACAGATTTAATGTCTTATACAACAATTACTAATCCTGCAGTAGGATCTAGTAATACAAAAACTTTTTCAATAACAAGTGCAAATTTTTCTACAACGGTAAAAAGCAAATGGTTTAGATTTGTGGTAAAAGCGGTAGATACAGCAAATGACATAACAACAATAGAGTATAGTAATACAGTTAACATATCAAAAACAGATATTGTAGGAACTCCTGGTACTGTTGTAATTGAAAGACAGTCATCAACATCATATGTTTATTATGTTACTAATAATGGTACATGGTCAGATACTCCAGCAAGTTATAGGTATAAATGGCAATACAATCTTAGTGGAACTTGGACAGACATAACTAGCGGTGCTGATGGACCAACAACATCATCAATAACTTTTACATCACCACAATCATACTTAGATCAACAAATAAGATGTCAAGTTACTGCAGTTGATGATCTTGGTGCACTATCTGCATTGCCAATTAATTCAAATACTTTAACTGTAAATGCAGCACCACCAGGAATTGAATCATTTTCAGTAACTGGTGGCGTACTACAGGTTTTTTATTCTTTTGTTGTTACTACTATATTACCTGCTAATCAAATACTTATGAACCTAAAGCTTGAAAGATTAACTTTTGGAACATGGATGCAAACAGATTCTTTTGAGGTATTGACTAAAACACCAACTAACGTATCATATGATGTTGATAGTTCTGGAACATACAGAGCAACACTTACAGTAAATGATACAGTTAATCCTATTCAAACATCTACTACTGCTAACTTTACTGTTAATCCAATAAGTTTTTCAAATGTAGCATTGAATGAAACAGAGGTTGGATATACAGGAGCATCTAATATTAATTTTGCTAATGTTTGGTTGCCTGGCGATTCTGAACAAACTGGTGCTATTGGTTGGACAAATGGAACGAATATGAATTCCACAGATGTTACTTGGAGTGGAAACTATAATGGATTTGAATTTAATAAAGCAGTATCTGGTCAAGGTCAATATGTAACTTTTCCTCTAAGTGAAACAACTGGCAATGCCTCAATTACAGCAAACATAACACAAAAAGGTTATGGACAAGCAACTGCATCTTGGAATCAAGTGGGGGCACAAAGCTATAGGCTTGTTTATAGAATAACTTCGCAATCTACTCCTGGATATATTGATGAGACTGTAACTGGAAATAATTCTGGATCATCTGTCTCAAGAATTTTACCAGCCTCGTCTGCAACAATTACACTAAGAGAACTTTATGTGTATTCTGGCCAAAATCAAACTGGCAGAATGTTTCCAAATGTTGAAGGAGCACAACTATCGCCATCAATACCATCAGTTAATCTTGATGAAGGAGTACAAATTACAACAACAGCATCAGGAACAATTAATCTTATTACTGCACCAACTGCACCAACAGGATTAACACTAACTTCTCAAAATGATAATGTTTTAACCTTTTCCTGGTCTCCACCAACAAATGATGGTGGAACACCTATAACTGGATATGATGTTATGGTATTTACTAATACTGGATCATTTGTTGATGTTGGAAATGTTTTGTCGCACACTGGAACATTTTTACCTGGAAATACAGGAATTTTTTATGTAAGAGCAAAAAATGCGTGGGGATTAGGACCAAGCGCTTTTACTCAAACTTACAACATCCCTTCTATTAATTCTGGACCAACAGCATCATCTATTACGTCATCATCAGCAACATTGGGGTGGAGCTCAAATAGCCAGTCAACGTATTCTTTATCTATTGCAGGTTCTCCTAGTGGGGTATACACAGGAACAACAGCAGAATTCAGAGATATAAGTGATTTGTCACCTAGCACAACATATCCTTATGCACTTACTATAACTTCCGATACAGGGCAAACGGTAACTCAAAATCTTTATAACACAATAACTGGTGCTTCTACAACAGGATCTGTTGTTACATATATTACCAATAATCAATTACGTGCAGGACAAACTGTGCGTGTAACTGGAATTAGTCCAAGTGCATACAATATAACTGGTACAGTTGCATCTGCTACAAGAACATCTTTTAGTATTAATACTTTTGTAAATCCTGGAACAACATATTCTTCTGGCGGAGTAGCTTCTGCTATTTTTACTACACTAACTCCTCCACCACCTACGCCAACGGGTACCATCTCAGCGTCAAATATTACATCTACCCAATGCACCGCTACCTTTACAGTAAGTAACGCAGCTTCTTGGGATGTTAGAGGTTCTTACATTGGTGGTGCATTTTTCCTTAGTAGCGTAAATCCTTCTAGCCCAGTGACTGTAACTAATTTACCAAGTGGAGCAAACGGCGTAACAATAGTTTTAAACATGTGGACTGGGGCAAACCAAACAGGCACTCTATATCAGGTCTCTACTAGTATTAACGTACCAGCAGGTTCTTCTGCTCCAAGCACACCAACTGGCTTAATTAATACCTACTCATCAGGGCCTTCTTGGACTGGCTCATGGAATGCCTCAACTGGTACAGCGCCTATAACATATTATTGGGAGCTATACCAGTCCGCTAGTAATGGCGGTTCACTTACGGCACTTGCTTCTGGAAGCACTTCAGGTACCTCTTTTACACAATCAATGAGTTCAGCCAACGGCCTTTGGGCGTACTTTGTTGTTGTAGCTAGCAACTCTGTAGGTTCTTCAGGAACAGCAACGTCAGAATGGGCATAATATGACTAATGAAGAAAAGATAATTTTGTTAAACAATAGGGTTGATAATTTTAATATACATATAGGTATATTAGAAAAAGATATCTTGGACAATCCAAATGATGATCATCCAAACAAACCTTTAAGGCAAGATGTACTAAATAATTTTTATGCTATGAGGCAGGCTATTGTTCAAGAAATAGAAGAACTAACTGCCTAATCTGTGGTATGATATAATAAGACAAGGAGGAAAAAAATGGCATACGTACTAACAAATGAAGAAAAAATAGGAATTGTTGAACAACACTTAAGAAATTTAGAGTATTCTAAGTTTAATGTTTCAATATCATTAATTGAAGAATCATCTATTACTCCAGTAAAGCAGGATTTAATTGATGATCTTGAAAAGCAAATATCAGACATTAATGCAAAAATTGAATCACTAGTGGCTGAATTAGCAACACTTAACTAGCAATAACTAATTAATCAGGGGGTAATTATGGATAAGGCTGAATTAATTATTACAGCTTTGCAACAACGTATTGGAGAACTAGTCTCTAATTATGAAACACAGGTAGCTATTCTTAGAGCAGAAATTACAACTTATGCTCAAGAAAAAGAAGCAGCAGAAAAAGAAGAAGCAGAAAAACAAAATGCTTTATCTGAGTACTCATCTACTCTTGAAAAATAAATAAAGGAAATAATGTTAAATTGTAATAGATGCTCTGGACGTGTATTTGTAGATAGACAATATAGTAACTCTGATCATATAGAAACTTCTTGCATTACGTGTGGTAATAGAAAATTCTATCATCCACCTTCAGCAACTAAAGAGGGAGCATGGATACTTCAAAAGGAAAAATCCAGAGCCAAGCATACAATAACGAACCTGTAATAAAAGGTAAAGTTAAAGTATGGTTTGTAAATGGTGATCTTGTAAAGGTCTACCACAGCTCTCGTTCTACTGGAATGGTTACGTTTTATAATATAACTAAAGATCGTTTAGAGACATGCTTGCTTGCTGACTTTAAAAAAAGTCGTGAGCGTGCATATAGTGTAGCAGAAACTGCAAAACTTGTCAATAGACATAGAAAGTATATTCCAAGTTTAATTAAACGAGGAGTTATTCCTCCACCAATTGGTGCATCACTTAATGGTGAAAGATCTTTTAAGGTAAGAGCTTATTATTCAGAATCTCATGTCAGAGAGATTCGTGCTATACTTGCAAGTATACATATTGGACAACCAAGAAAAGACAAATTAATAACAAACAACATGACTCCTACAAGCCAAGAGTTGACACGGCGTATGGGAGACGGTATACTTACATATACGAGAACAGAAGATGGACGATTTATTCCAGTGTGGAGTGAGTCTATATAATTTAGAAATGGGTGGGGTAATGGAAAACGATTCAACAAAGGTAAATGTAACACTAGGATATACACTTAATCTAGGAAATTTTCAATCACTAAGGCTTGATCTTGGAGTTGTAGATAGCAAGCGTGATGGAGAAACTACAAGCGAAGCTTTTGAGCGTGTTTATAAGTTTGTAGAAGATAAGTTAACTGATAAGATTAACGAAGCAAAGTCTGAAATCAACGAGTAATGGCTGAACGCAAAGACCGTATGGCTTTGCTTAGTAGATACTCAAAATTGCACACAGCAAGGTATGAGCAAAAGCCATCTCTAAATTTAAATGTTGAACAATGGGCAGCAGACGGCCTAGTTGAATCATACGGAATGTCTCAGTGCTATGACTTATTAGACTATTACTTTTCTGTTGCACAAGATCCAACTTGGAATTACTTTGCTTATAATGCAGAAAAAATTCTTAATGGTAAACTAGATGTAGAACAAGATATAAAAGATAGAAAAGAACGCAGGGCTAAAGCAAAGGAGTGGCTAAGTGAATAATACAGAGGCTAAAGTAATTTCAGCGGTATTACAGGATAAGCAACTTCATGTCTTATTACAGGCAAACGTAGAAACATTCCTTAGAACACACAATGACGTATGGAATTTTATTCGTTTGTATGCTGAGAATAATGGAACTGTTCCTCCAGCATCCTTGGTAGTAGAAAAGTTTAGAGACTTTGAAATTATTAAAGAGGTTGGAGCAACTAAGCACCACCTAGAAGAATTACAAACAGAATATTTAAATGATACATTAAAAGATATCTTAAGATCAGCAGCAACTGAAGTGCAGGGTGGTCAGGGATCAATAGCACTTGAAGACCTTATCACCAAAACATCTACCCTAAAAAAGAATACATCTTCTATTCGTGATATTGATGCTACAGATATTGATTCTGCTATTGCATACTTTGAAAATGTAAAAGAGCAAATGGCTTTAGGTCATCGTGGTATTAAAACAGGATTGCCAGGATTTGATAACTACCTACCTTCTGGAATTATGCCAGGGCAACTAGGAGTCTTTTTAGCTTATCCAGGTATAGGAAAGTCATGGATGGCTCTATACTTCGCTGTACAGGCCTGGAAACAGGGTAAGACACCCCTTATTATCTCCCTTGAGATGAGTGAGACAGAGGTTCGTAACCGTGTCTTTACAATTATGGGTGAGGGTCTATGGTCACATAGAAAGCTTTCTAATGGTGAAGTAGAACTTGACATGATGAAGAAGTGGCATACAGATAAAATTGATGGTCGTCCACCATTTCATATTATCTCAAATGATTCTGGTGGAGAAGTAACACCTTCTGTAATCCGTGGAAAGTTAGATCAGTATAAGCCTGACTTTGTTGTGGTTGATTATCTACAACTTATGTCTCCAAATCAAAAGGCTGATAACGAAACGGTAAAGATGAAAAACCTTTCACGTGAACTTAAACTAATGGCTATTAGTGAAGAAGTACCTATTATTGCTATCTCATCTGCTACACCTGATGATGTTAAAGATATGTCTACTGTTCCTACACTTGCACAAACTGCTTGGTCAAGACAGATTGCCTATGATGCTGACTGGGTTTTAGCATTAGGTCGTGGACTAAATAGCGATATTATTGAGTGTGCATTTAGAAAGAACCGTAATGGTTTTATGGGAGACTTCTTAGTTCAGTGTGACTTTGACAAGGGTTACTATCGTTATAAGGATTTTGAAGATGGCAAGTAAAGAGATATATACAGAAGAACAGATTCGTCGTGTACTTAATGGTGCAGGACTAGATATTGAAGCGGAGTTTGGTAATGACTTCATTATCTATTGCCCATACCACAACAACACTAGAACACCTGCTGGAGAAGTAGCAAAAGATAGTGGTTTGTTTTTTTGTTTTGGATGTCAAGTTACTAAGAATCTTGTTGAGTTAATCATGTTTACTTCAAACAGATCATACTTTGAAACTGTCAGATATATTAAAGGCAAAGAGCAGCAATCTGATATCCAAACAATAGTTGGAAAAGCTTTATATGCACCACCTGATTTTGTTCAGTATGATGAACTGCTTATTAAAAGATTAAATAAGCAAGCACTTGATACGCCAAT